GTGCGCGCAGACGAGGAGCTTTTTGGAGCAGATCCGCGCCGATTCGATTTGGAAAACGATGGAAAACGCGCAAATGTCAATAGGAACCGTAACAAAAAGTAAAATATTTTTTAGACAGTCTGTAAATAGCCCTCGAATAGCTGTTCAGCAGAGGACCAGCCCAGCAGTTGGCGGGGGTATCTGTTCAGCCAGTTTTCCACCGCCTCCACGTCTTTTTGGGTGACCTTATCAAAGTTTGTCCCCTTGGGGAACTTCCGCCGGATCATCTGGTTCTGCTTTTCGTTGCTCCCGCGCTCACTACTGCAGTACGGGTGACAGTAATATGTCCGGGTGCGCTTGCTCTCACAGCGTTTATATACGGACCGTTCGATCCCGATATAGTCCGCAAACTCGCTGCCGTTGTCCATGGTGATGGATTGGAATACCTGCGGGAAGCGGGCGCCCCATTTCCGTTCCATGGTGTCCAGCGCCCGGACGACGCTGGCCGCGGTCTTATCGCGGATCAGGCGGATCACCTCCATACGGGTGACGCGCTCGGTCAGCACCAGGAGGCATTTATGCCCGCCCTTGCAGGAAACCACCAGATCCATTTCCCAGTGGCCGAATTCCTGGCGCTCGTTGATCTCCGGCGGGCGTTTTTCTATGCTCTCACCCTTGGGCTGCTGCTTCGCCCGCTGGACGTGCTTGGTTTTCTTCTTCCGCCGGGAACCTTTGAACGGCAGCGCCTTATTGGTCAGGCGGAGAAAAACGCCCTTGTCGATATAGGCATAAAGGGTTTGACGGCAGATCCGCGTTTCAAAGCTGCCGTATTTTTCCGGGTGGTTCTCAATCTCATGCAGGGCCGCCTCCGGGCTGTAATTATCGTCAGCGATCAGCGCCTCCAGAGTTTCGGCATACCGGCGATCACTTCCGATTTTCAGGGGGCCGCCCTTGGCCGCCATGTTGGCCCGGTAGCGGGCTTGTGACCGCTCCGGTATATACTCGGTCACTTCGATATAATCCGCGTTCATGTAGGTGTATGTCCCGCGCTTGATCTCGCGGCAGACGGTGGCGGCGCTGACGTGCAGGGCCGCGCCGATCTCGCGCATGGTTGCGCCCTCTTTTCTCATTCTGGCGATCTTGTTCCGGTCAAATTCCGTCAGGTGCTTATATCCTTTCATGCCCGTGCCCTCACTTTCCAAAAAAATATGGACGGCGCGGTGCATACAGCACTCCACGCCGTCCTATTCCTTACCCAGCAGCCAGTCCACGGAAACCTCCAGAACGTCCGCGATCACCACCACCTCAAAGTCAGCCACAAACCTGCCGCCGTTCTCGATCCTGCTTATCACGTCCCGCTCCACAATGACGCCAGCCAGTTGCAGACGCCGGCAGAGGTCAGACTGTGACAGCCGCGCCCGCAGGCGGGCCTCTCGGATCCGGTCACCGCATATATTTCTTTTCCCGTGGAAATCATACGCTTTCATGGGCAGCCCTCCAGGCGCGTGGTAATGTTCAGCAGTTTTCTTGATATTAACACACGGGCCTATGCAAACCCGTGGTAATAATCAGCACCGAAAAATATTGAACACTCTGGAGGGCAAACGCCGAAACGCCCCCGGCGCTGTGTGCGTCGGGGGCTTATGTTTTTTATTCTCCCAGGATCTCCGCCGCCAGGCTGTCCATGGCCTTTTCCATGAACTCGTTAAGACTGTACCCGGCAGCTTTCGCAGCTTCTTTGTATCTGTCTTTCTTTCCTCTCTTTACATACGGGGAAAGCCGATCATAGTTTTTTTCATTGAAATCCCGCTTGTAGTCGGTGGCGCTCATACCGCCCTCTTTCTTCGGTCTGCCCATGCTTATCACCTCGCCATTATAATACCACCGCCGCCTGTTTTTATCTACTGTTAGATTATATAAATATCTCACGTTAGATTTGTGCATATTGCGGATTGCTTTTTATCTCACGTTAGATTATAATATAGACAGTTCAAGAGGAAAGGGGTGGTTAAAATGAGCAAGAAAAAACGCCGTCGGCGTAAACCGACGGCGCAGGCCAGAAAACAGTTAGCGGCTGACATTCTGGCGGCCACAATCTCCGGCCTTATCGTTCTGGCGGTTCAAAAACTGCTGAACTGGTAAAGGCCAGGGGTGCGGAGGCCCAAACCTCCGCACCCCCAACTATAAAAGAAAATCATCTGAAAGTCAATAGGGAGGCTTGAACATGAAATACCTGATCCTGCTGGCCGTGTTTGTGGCCGTGTTCGTCCCGCTCCGGCGGTTGTTTCGTAAACTTTTCAATGGGAGGAAATGAGAATGGAGAAAACGGCAAAAGTGGCTCCGGCTGTTACGCTGGAGGCGGTCACGGTCCCGCTGGCCGATGGGCGGCGCGGTGTGGTGTTGGTCCTCACCGATGAATACAGCAGGAAAACAGTCGTGCGGGCTATGCCTGCCAGCAGGTGACCCGCAGAAAACCCCGGCGCCAGGGCGGCGCCGGGGTTCCTTTTTTATTCTGCTGCGGCTTCCTCCGCCGCGTCCGCCGGTTCCTCCAGCGCGGGCGGCGTGGTGCCGCCGGTCTGCTCCGGCGTCCCGCTCGTTTTGCTCAAAACCAGCTTGGACAGCTTGGAAAAAACGTCTTTCGCATACAGCACATAGGCCGTCACCATGGCCAGGTTGGCAGCGGTGGCCACGTTGACCGTTTCGCCGTCAATGTCGATTGCCACAATATCAGGGTTCAGGCGCCCCGCCACATAGAAAGCGACGAAACAGGCGGCAATAATGATCCCCTTAATGACGCCGTTCCGGCATTTGATACGGTCGAAAGTCCCGTCAAAAAGGGCGTTCAGGCTGCCCAGCACGACGTTGACAGCCACCAGGAGAACCAGGCCGATGGCCAGGCGGATAATAGTCTGTTCCATTTTTACCTCTCATTCCTGCCCGGTGCCGTCCTGGCCATTTTCGTGGCACCGCGGAAATGGGCAGCTTTCGCATTGGCTCCGATCGCAGGGGATCGAACCGTCCCAGCGTACCAGGGCCACCAGCCAGGTGACCACAGCGGCCAGGGAAAGCACCCAGGCCAGCGCCTTGAAAATGAGCATTTCAGCACCTCCGGCAAAATTATTTGTTGATGGTGATAACCTGGCCCACATGGATCAGGTTCGGATTTTTGATCCCGTTATCCGCCGCCAGCTTGGCCGCGGTGGTGCCGTACTTCGCGGCGATACGGGAAAGGGTGTCCCCGGCCACAACGGTGTACTTGACGGCGCCGCCGGGCAGGTGGAGGACCTGGCCCACGCGGATCAGGTTCGGGTTTTTAATGCCGTTGATCTCCACCAGCTTGGCCACGGTGGTGCCGTGGGCCGCCGCGATACGGGAAAGGGTGTCGCCGCTCTTTACGGTGTATGTACCCGCCGCCGGGGTCGTCGGCTCCGTGGGCTTGTCCGCCGTCCCGCCGGACGTGCCGCCCAGCTTCCGGGCGATCATGTCAAAGTCCGGGGTAATGAAACCGCGGATATAACGCCCGTTCACTTTCATGGTGCGCTTGCCCACCTTGCCGCCGTTCATGTTTCCCTCGGTGACCACAAAGGTGCCGCCGCCCACCTGGGTGACAATGCCGATGTGATCCGGGGCGCCGGTGTTGTCGGTGGCGGCATAGTCGGCGCCGTCCTGCCAGTCATACACGCAGGCGTCGCCCACCTTGGGGGTGTGCGCGTCGCTCTCTGTCCAGATCCCTTTTTTCTTGGCGATCTCGACGTACTTTCCCACGCCGCACTCCGTCCCGGTGTACTCCGCGATCCCGGCCTTGATGTACGCCGCGGAGGTGGTGGTGGCACAATGGGCGTCATTCACCTGTACGCGGTAGCCTCTGGCCAGGGGCTTGTGGTTGTTGTAGATGTTCAGGATCTCCAGGTGCTTGGCGCTGCCCCTGGTCGCTCCGTCCCATGCGTTGATAATGTCCGCCACCTTTCGGCGCAGTTCGTTTCCGGTCATGTTTATACCTCCTCACAGGCCCGCGTCCGGTGGTTCGCCGGTGCCCGCGGGCGGTTCCTCCGGGGGCGGCTGGGTGCCGCTCCCGCTCGTTCCGGCGGCGTCCGCCGCCTTGTCCTTGTTGGTCTTGATCCAGCCCATGACGCCGTTTTCCAGGCCGCACACGCCGAACACGCAGCCGGTCAGCGTGGCAGGCTCGGATCCGGTGTGCCAGAAAACCACCAGATCGGCCACCGTGTAGGAAACCAGAAAAACGGCCTCCAGCACCAGGATCTTGTCCATGGTGCCCAGCTTTGCTTTGGCCGGTTTCTGCTCCTCACGCAGCGCCCGGAGGCGTTTCCGCAGGCGGCGGTATGCCCACCGCGCCGCGCAGTAGCCCAGGAGGGCACCGGCAGCCCACGCCGCCGCGGCCACAATAAAGATTTTCACGGCTGCCTCCCATTACAGAAAATCGTCCGTTTCCACGCACTCGCGGTAAACGTCCAGGATCCGCTCCGTGGTCACTCTGGTTTTGTTGTTTTTGAAATCCTTGTGATCCTTGCAAAAGATTTCGTATGCGTCAATGTCGGCCAGGATCTGCTCGAAATGCTCCTGGCTGTGCCGGGTGCCGTGCTTCACTTCGTCACCGAACCGCAGGATCCGGTAACGGCAGTTTATGGCCTCCTGTTCGTCGTTCACCTTTTGCATGGTGGTGATCTGTTCCTCCAGCTTGTCCACCTTGGAAATAACTTCGCCGTTGATCTTCCGCCCCAGCCAGGCCAGGAACTTGGAAACGGGGTTGATCTTCACCGGGGTAATTTCGATGAACACGGACGCCAGCGCGATCACACCGGCGCCGCCGGCCAGCACCTGCCCCACGCTCACGGTGGACAGCGTTTCAATCAGCTTTTGCACGGGTCCACCTCCCCCATGGCGGCGGCGTAGTCCCGCCGAACCGCCGCCATTTCCTCCGCATACCGGAGGGCGTCGCGCTGGCCCAGCTGCTCCGCCATGGCCTGGGTGATCTCGTTCTGCCGGTCAATGATCTGGCAGAGATCCGCCACCAGTTTCATATAATCCATGGCAGCGTCACCCCCTCGCACCGATCAGCCCGGCGACGTGTTCCAGGTCTGCCATGTCCGCCTCAAAAAAGGCGTGGCCCCACAGCCAGAAATCCACATGATCCGGGTGGCGTAATTTCTGCGCCTCCGGGTCGCTCCACAGGAGATCCCACCGCATTTGATGGCCGGCGTCTTTCCGCTCCAGCTTGGCCGTGATGGCGTCAATCAGGGCGCCGCGGGCTTTCCCGTTTCCGTCGTCGTTTCGTGCAAAATAGCGGTGTGCGCTCTCGCTGGTGGCCGCGCACAGGGGGCGGCCATTATGTACCAGGAACCCGTCCGCAGCGTCCACAGGGGTGCCATACGGGAGGTTCACGGGGCCGTTGATACTCACAAACCGCGCCCGTTTTCTTACGATATAGGCCGATCCCATTCTTTACGCCACCGCCTCCCATTGCCACACACCGGCAGTTCCGGGCGCCCATACGCACGGTTTCATGTCGGCTTTGCAAAGGTACACAACGGTGTCACAGGAGTAATACAGGCCGGTGCTGCAGTCCATTCCGTACACCCAGGGGATCGGATCCTCCAACGTGCCCGCGTGGGTGGTGTCAATGGGGCGATACACCGCCAGCATACCCTCACCATGGGGCGGCTGGTGTTCCTGGGGGAGAACGCCGCCGGCAGCCACAACACGGTACAGGGTCCCGCCGTCGTTGATGATCGTATTTTGCGGCACGGTCTGGACAGCTGCCAGAACCTCCGCCCAGGTCTTGAAAAGATCCGGCATTTGCAGGGCCGTTTCGTCCGGCACGTCCGTGGCCGCCTGCACATACATACGGGCGGCAGCCGACAACTGCCCGGACAGCTTGGCGTTTTCCGTGGCGCTTTCGCTTGCGCTCTGGATCTCCGCGCCCGCGTCGGCTTCCTCCAGCATGACCGTGGTTTCCACTCCCTCCATATCGGGGCGGCCCAGGAGGTGGTAAACGGTGCCGTTGTGCGCGATCCCCGTGGCCTCCGCCTCCGGGCACAGCACGAAACAGCCGTTTTCCGCCTGCTTGATGTAGTTGGGGGCCTCGGTCATGGCCAGGGTCGCCCCGTCTTTTGTGATCTTGAACATGGTTCACACCTCCGTTTTGAAAATCGCATAGAATAGCCGCCGCAGTTTCAGCACCCTGCCGTGATCGTTGAAGTTCTCATAATAGGAAATCGGGGTTTGCAGCCATTGGGCCACCTGCTCCACCGTCATTTCACCGCTGGCCACACGCGCCTGGAAAAGCCGCAGTTTCCGCCGCGCCCGCTTCATGCCGTCCCGGCAGCCGTGGATCTTCACGGCGCCGGTGTCTGTCACCTGAAACTTGGCCTTGCAGAACCGGAACGGCCTGGAGAACGGAACCACCTTTGACTTTCCGGCGTTGACCTGCAGGCCCATGGCCTCCGCGTGGCCGATTACGTCCGCCGCGGTCACCTCCGCCGCCTGCTTCGACGGCAGAATGGTGTAATAGTCGTCCATGTAATGGGCAGCGCCGTGGATCGAAAGCTGGGCTTTGATCCGGTTGTCCAGGGAGGACGGCAGCGCCACCATTTCCTGCTGGCTGGGTTCCACGCCCAGGGGCATACCCACGCCGCCGGGCACAGAGGCCACCACCAGATCGGCCAGCTGCCGCAGGTTCGGGTTTAGGATCATGTCCCGGTGGCGCTCATACAGCAGCGCGTGGGGCGCGTCCGGGAAAAAGTGGTGAAAATCCATCAGGAACAGGGCGCCCTCCAGGCCGTGCCTGCGGTAATGATCCCGCAGGTGCTTGGCCAGGCGTTTGTAATGGAAATGCAGGCCGCCGCCTTTCTGGCTGGCTTTGTTGTCGTAGATCATGCTGGGCACATACAGCGGCACCAGCACCTTTTTGGTCAGAACCTTGTAAACCTGCCGATCCTCAATGTGCGGCGCGTCTATGGGCCGTACCTTGCCCCGCTCTTTCAGGGTGAAATGGGCGGTTTTGCCCGGCCTCCACGTTCCATTCAGGATCTTGCGCCGGCGCTTGGCGGTGCCGGAAAACAGGTGCATTTCAAACCGCTGTGTGCTGGCTTTCCACCTCACGCCGTTGCAGCACTTCCGGCCATAGAAAAACATGGCCCGGAAACTGAAAACTTCCTCAATCGGCCCCAGGGCGTCGCTGCGGGCCTTTCGCTTTGCCTGCCGCCTTGCCTGGCGGCGTCTGTAACGCGCCTCGCGGCGCTGTTCGCTTGTCATAGAAAAGTATTCGCCCTCCGTACAGTTGTGGTGTCGGTGTGCTTCTAAACTGCGTTGATCCAGCGCATGAAACGGGGTTAGCACAATACCCCCGCCATGCAAGCAGCGTCCGCGCGGGATCATCAGCGGGCAGTTTCAGGCTTTCGCCAGGGAAGTATCTTTCCTTTTACATGGGTCCGGTTCACATCCGTTACTGCATTTGACCCAGTTATGTAAAATCAGGGGGCCAGCGCCCAGGAATTGTTGGCGTTGTTATTGTTGGCGCTGCCGTCGGTGTTGACAAGGCAGAAATTGTTGCTGTTGTCCGAATTGACGGAACGGCACCACGCATTGGCCGCCGTCAGAGGGAAAAGCCGCCCTGCCTCCCGGCGCTTTTTCAAAGATACACCCATAAAAATGACTTATTTCCGCTTCCTGTCGCTCTCCAGGATATTCCGCAGCAGGGTTTCCTCCCGGTCTATCAGTTCGCCCAGGCTCTGCGCCATGCGGTCCAGCTTGTCCATGGCCTCCTTGGGCGGGACCGTCTTTCCGCTGGGCGCCGTAAAGCACCCTTGCGGGTTCTGGTACATAACCAGATAGGCGTGGGTCAGGCGCACGTCCAGCGCAGAGAGGGAGGCCAGCGCCTCCAGCAAATGCGCCTTGCGCTGGGCTTTGCGCTGTTCGTCCGACGGGTATATTTTGTTGGCCTTTTCGGCGTTGTCCATGACTTCGCCGGCCAGCTGCGCGGTGCCCTCCGCAATCAGACGGGAGTAACGGGCGGAAAGCCGTGTCAAAAATCCCACCGTTTCCACATAAATCTGGTTCGCGGTGTTCACATACTCCGCCTTGCTCACGGTCCGTTTTTCTTTCAGAACTGACATTCTTTCACCTCACGGGGTTTTCTTTCTCTGTCCGGGTTCCCGCCCACTTCCGTGGGCGGGATTTTGCCGGATATGCTGCGGCGATTAGACAAAAAAGCAGGGGGCCAGCGCACGGGAATAGTACGCGTAGCCATAGACGGCGCTGCCGTCGGTGCCGACACGGCAGAAATAGTAGCCGTAGCCCGAACGGACGGAACGGCACCACGCATGGGCCGCCGTGCCGGTGGCGTTGTGCTTATAATGCACCTTGCTGTTTCCGGCCTTGTAATAGTCATATTGGGCCTGGTAATTCTGCTCTGCGCTGTTGGCGTAGGTCCTGGCGCCGTGGTATTCAAACTCCGAAAGCAGCGGCAGCAGATCCGTGGTGCTGGTGACATAGCTGGCGGTGTTGCTTCCGCCGCCGGTGTTGTCGCTGTACTTGGTGGCCGGCTTCATAACCGCCCGGAGATCCGCCGGCAGGGCTGCCAGCAGGGTGTTGGCCGTTGGGCTGGTGGCGCTGGTGCTGTTGCTGCCCAGCACGGTCTTTCTCATGTGGCTGTTATTCCACCCGCCGCTGTTCGTGT